CTTCTGCTCCAGATTCATTGCAATCAATGAGTGTAGCATACACACGCAACCTTCCCGTAGCAGGGGCTGCTCCAGCAATTTTACAATCAATGGTATCTGTAGTTGTGATAAATTGAGTGTAAGTTGAAGCAGCAGAACCTACAACAGTGTTGGTTTGACCGTTTGAACCAGCGGCACAAAAACCTGTTGATGTAATGTCTGCACCATCAATGATATCATCATCATTAGAGCCATCAGTAAAGTCCATATCCAAAGTGCAACTTGAAGTGAATGCTTTCATTACTTCTGCACCAGCATTAATTACAAGAGTACCTGCTGGAATTTCAAGAAGTTGAAAGATATCACCGTTTGCACCAGAATATCCTTTTGCAACCAAGTCATCAATATCAAGATATGCCTCGACATTATACATACTATGGTTCATGCTTACCCCTGGAAGGGCTGCAATAGTACTGGCTCCTACACCTGTAGTAGAGGAGCTTGTCATATCATAAGTAGCCATGATTTATCTCCCTTAACCAGCTATGTTATAATGGGCGCGAACAAGAGCTTCAGGACGAAGGATCTTGCGACCATATAAATGCATACCGCGAACGATGTCAGCAAAGCTGTCATTGTCACGATAAGACTCTACCTTCTCGATTTGAGAAGCCGTAGCAACAGCAGAATCATGTCCTGCAACAACTACTCCATAGTTTGAACTGGAACCGTTAGTATCAACTGATCCTGGGCCATTACCTATGGAAGGTAAATTGTTAGACATATAAACTCTGAAACCACGAACCATTCCACTTATGATTCGTCCATTCCTAAGAATGTCTTTATCATTAGAAGTGAAATCATTGCTCAATAGTTTAGAGTTTTCATCGTTTAGCTGTTCAGCGAATACTGGATCAACGACAACCCATCGGTTATCCCTGTCAACATTTTGCTGATCTAGCAAACGAGCCATACGGTTTAGTACTTCTAGTGGAGTTGCTTCACCAGTAGATCCGTCTGGATGTGTTGCAATTGAGTCTGTTGTTGCACCACCCGACACAAAACTTGCGCGAGAGATTAACATAGAAGCTAGTAGACCTGTAGCAGCAACTGTGCTGATTGGGTCAGTACCAGACTTACTAGCAGCCGTTCCAGCAGTAGCAGCTACAGAACCTATAGTTGCTTGTTGGAAGCCTGACAAGTAACCTAGAACATCCATGTCAAATTGATCTTTCAGGCGATAACCTGCACGATCAGTAGCCATAGACTCAAAGTTCACATGAGAATGTGCTTCTTCAATGTCATCAATTTTAAAAGCAAAGTAGTTTGCCTTATCGACAACTAGTGTGAAATCTTCATCATCGAGATCTTGTGGAGTTACTTGGGTTCCACGAGCATACTCGCTAACGGTGATTTCTGGTTCTTTGATAATACGGACAGTATCACCAAAGTTAGAAATATCGCCAAAGTAATCACTATTAGTAATATCTTCAACGATGCTAGTTTTACGGAAAGCCGACTGAACCTTTTTACTGTAAATTACAGGTGAAAAGTTGCCATTAGGTAGGTTTCCATAACCAGCAGCAGTCTTAAAAGCCATTGATTTTCTCCTATATATTGGCTAATATAAGTTCAGGGGCATTCTTTGTTGGGTATCCTTGCAGGGGCCAACTCCAAACGGTGTACCTTAGACTTATCGAGTTATTGAAAGAGTTTACTTAGTAGTCTTACTAAAAGAGGTAAGAAAACTCTAAGAAACATTTAAGTATATTATATCACATACCTAAATGCTTGTCAAGTAAAAAGTTATCTAGCAGCACCACTTTCATCATAATCAAAATTTCCTGAACGCATAGCGTCTTCTATTTCTTCTTGAAAACGATCCCATTGTTTGTCAGATAACTTTCTTACTCTGGATTCAGACCATTTTGTTTTTGGCTGGTCATTCGGTTCACTCGTTCTGCGACGAGTACTAACTGATTTAGCTGCTTCTTTAGGTGAAGATCTATCTACACTATCTCTTTCTCTTTCTAATTTAAATAGATCTATTGCTTTTGATGCAGCTTCAAAATCATCTTCATTGTCGTAAAGTGCCTGTTGTATCATTTTAGGCTGTCTTTCAGCCCATTCGTGAAAACTAGGATTAGAACGTAAGTCATCGTAGTCTGGATGACGTTTTCCTAATTCTGTTTCTGCTTCCTTACGATTAACTCTTTGTTCTTTTTCAGATAAGTATGCTAACTTTTCTTCTATTTGTTTTGAATTTTCCCTTGCTTTCTTTGTAGCAATAGTTTCTACTACTTTAGCAACATCAGGATATTTATTAGCCCAATCATCTATTTCTTCATCTGTTTTAGGAAGTCTTACCTGTGTTTTTGTTAAACTTGAAATTTGCTCCCTAACTGTCATTAACTCTTTTCGGTGTTCATCCTCTTTCTTTTGAAGATGCCTTCTAAGATCTCCATATCTTTTCTTAAAAGTTTTTTCTTCAGGATGATCAGGTTCTTTTTCTACCTCTTCTTCTTCTCCTGCTCTAGCTTTTTCCAATTCTTGAATTTCCTGTTCATCTTCTTCTACTGTATTTTTACGATATCGCATCGTAGTTGATTTATTTGGTTGTACTTGTGCTGTTGTTTCCATTGTTTTACTCCTTCTCTGGGGCTATTAGTAGCTCTACCTTATTGTAGAGGGTAACAGGTAGCCGATTAAAAAGTCTTTTAATTATTATGTTTCGTCTATTAAAGCTAGTTGAGAATTTATTATACTACTTGCTAATGCTCTAGATACAGGTATACCTTCTTTATTTAAAGAACCTGCAAGTTTAACTGGTGTTTTATTTTTTCTACTTTCTTTAGTAGGTTTTTGAAATCCAATACCGTAGTCATTCGGTATTACATCAAATGACCCATCTTCTTTTTCTTCAAAAAAATCAGTTATATCTAAATTAAACTGTTCACGATCTCCTTTTGCTTTATTTAAAGATCTAGCAGCTAGTTCTACATCTCTTCTGTCAAAAGCACCTATAGTATCAGCAGGTGTATATATAG